CGCACGTCGTTTGGTGTATACACCGACGGAGAGGGGCACGCGCAATATTGCGCCTATGAGCCCTACACCGCCTCTGCGAGGTATATCATTCGCAATCTCATGGGATGGGTGGACCTCCTGTTCGACGAGAAATCGGAACAGCGAGATGTCTCCATCTTTTTCATGAGTAACTTTGCGTGGCTTAACTTCCCATATTCGCTCTTGTCTCCTCTGTTCGAGGGGATGAGTTCGATGGGTTTTAGGCCGGTAAACCTCCGGGACTTCAATCAGGGCTAAGTCAGTGGTTATCCACTGTTTAGTCTTAACCCAAGCCTGAATCGGATCCTTAACGACTAAGTCGTCAAAGGGTCTCCGTTCGGGTATTTCGGCATATGTTTTGCCGAGTAGTTCTACGATATAATCGTAGACGTGATAGAAACCCTGTTTATACATTGAATTAGCATAGCTAATCCAAGAAGCATAAACATCGGGGCGACGGTCGTGATGCCAGGGCGTCCGGATACGGACGGGTTGGACCTCAACGCCAAGATAGGCGTCGGTTCCACAGGATTCCCTAAAGAATCCGCTGGTGCAGCTCTTGTCACGGTTTACTCGTAAACCAAATGACTCGAGAAGCTCTATCGCGTTCGCGGCTTGCGCCGTGGGTACGATGACATCATCGCCATACACTAAAAGTGCTAGCTCATCTCTGAGGGTTCGTGCAGCTGGTTTTATCCAGTTCCACTCGCCAGGCCTCCTTCGAGGCTTCCAGCACTTCGCATCTGACAAACCGGCAGTGAGAAGGCTCCAGATAGAAAGCGCCATCACGGGAAAGCATAATGCTGATCCCATTGGTGCGTACTTCTGGAGTTTTAATATCTCACCACCCGGAAGAGTCGTTGCTTCGCTCCTTGCTGCTAGGAGATACGTTAACACGTGTCTCGGAAACAGTAGGCGAACAAGACCGACGGTTACACGATCACTGGCCTCTTTCAAGTCCAGCGTCGCATACTTCCCAGTCAGGGAGCCGAGTAAGGCTCCCCGCTTATTGGGGGATTGGTCGGTGAAGTAGACATTCCATCTTGTTAAAGGATGGGACTCTACGAGTTCAACGATCGCACGCGCTAGTCCCTGTTGAATCCACTGGTTAGCCAGAGATTCGCAAGAGATTAAGCGCGGTCCGCGACTATCCTTGGGTACTAAACATACCCGCGCGGGATGGTCTACATTGTCTACATCGTGAAAGGGTCCGGACCACAAAGGGTCTGATTCCAATCCGTGCAGCCAACTTGTGCTCGATATGTGTCCGAATCCGGCGCTAAAGTAAGCGTCAATCGGATACTCTCGAGTGAGACGTTCGGGGATACTCCGAAACCGATACTTCTCCCAAAGCTGCTCCATAGTGGAAACAGCCCCGGGTCCGTGTCGAGGTCGAATGTCCCGTCCGTCAAAGAAGGCGAATAGATCCTGTAAGAGGATCTGTGCCTTGCGGATACAATCTCTTCGGCCTCCATCGAGTTCATAAGGCTCGACGTTTGCTCTAGAGATGGCATTGATGTCGTTTCCGGCATCAAATACCTCACCTCGTTCGGACAGAAGAAGATCTGCTCCTTTTGGAAGCGGACCCTTTTCGCGTCTTTGCGAGGCCAGAAGATTCGAATATTCTTCGGAATCTTCAACCTGAGTTGGAGAACAACATCGGTGCTTTTGTGGCACCTGTCGTCGTCCCACCAGGGGTTTTGGATACAATTGATCAGCTCCTGTGACACGGTTTCCAGCCGTGGCCCAGTCTCCCAAGACTTCGCTTTCGCGCTGTCCCGGTTGACGATGATCAATTTCGCGAGTGTCCAGAGCTCGTGCGTAAGCATTAAGCTCTGAATCGATTGAACTAATTTCATATTCTGTCTGTATAAACTGACTTATTATGGTTTGTTCTTGCGAAGGACTATACGGCAACTCTAATTTGTAGAAGACAAATAGCAGCTGTCGGATAGCTTTGATGCTCTTCACACAGGGTGTTGGAAGGATCCAACCGTCATGTGAGAGGATACGTTGAAAGAGCTCACCGAATAAATTCGGCAGCTTGCTACCTTTCATCGCCGTGAGGCGTAGATCGGTACAGTTTAACGATACTTCTCCAGTCAAGGCCCGATCAAGGGCTTTGCCTAGACGTGGTAGGGTTTTAGTAAGGAACCCTATGCCTTCCCGCTCATATCTGTAGCGTAGCTTTCGCTGCGTATTACGGAGTGAGCGTGGTGTAAACACTTCACTATGTGCGTTTTGAACGTCACACGTAAGAAGTTCGATGATCCGAATATACGGATCTTGTCCTTTTCTAGATGCCATAATGGTTATCTTGACAAGAACATGAACAACACGTGTGATACTTATTACGAAGAGATACCCATGCAACCTTAGACGTAAAACTACTGCTTCGCAACCAAGAACCCTCGCAATGAAGCGAAAGTGGATGGTAGCTAACAGTAATGATAACGTAAGGCTGCATGGATATAAAAGGTCGTTGTGACTTTGATTAAATCTCAGTCACTTCAGGGCACGGGCAGTTTCGCTGGTATAGTAGCGCTCGAAGGGTTCAACGAACCCCTCTCAATCGACAGTTCATTCCTGAACTTATCGAAAGCGCAACCAGCTAACGTGAGGGCAATGCATAAAAGAATCATTGCCACCACCGCGACGTACCAGACCTTGGTCTCTGAAGGTTCCATAGATGGAGCTAGGTAAAACTTAGCTATTCGATCTCCCCAAGTAGTGTTCGATGTTATATTGGTTATTAGGCCAAGTTACAAAGACCACTACCCTTTAAAGGGAGCCATCTGTAAGAACAACGGCGCCGGTTCCAGTACCATCATAGAGGATCGTTGTCGAGGCTCCTAATGAGCCAACAAACGACAACAAGTTCGCTATAATGTTCTTGGGTTCGGCAGTAGTAGACAAATCCCCTTCGGGAATGTCCATTACCAGGTAGCCGGAGACTTTGCGGGGCAGTAGTGAAACGCCAGTGACAACTTTGTCAAAGCGTACTACCGATCTGCGTCGCCGGTCAACACCCGTTCCGATCTCTTGATGAGAAATCGTGAGACGGTAGGGTGCATTAGGAGTCTCGCCAACTTTGGCGAAAATCCGTTGCCTGCCATTGAGTCCGTAGTGCTGAAATTCAATCTCAGCACCTGCGGAATCCTTCACTTCGTTCGTAACTAACGTATTGCTTAACATGCTTTACTGTATCAGACTTTAACCGGTCTGACAGCGGCTGTTTTGTTGATCGTTGTACTCTAGCGGGAAGCCGCCAGAGCAGCGCCAAGGCTAAACTCCATGGGAGATAGCCCGCTCAATCGAATTGAGCTATACGCGTTCTGTAAACCGGGGACACGTTCATACGTCTCCTCAGTTTGTTCGAAACACGGATTACTGGTACCGAAGCCCATGTTAGTCGTTATTACACGCTTAACATGTGCCGAGGCACAGTAACTATGGATTATGACTGAAGGTTCTATGTTACGGACTTTGAATCGATCCAGGTATTGGCTTACGCCAACTAACCAGTCGACAACAAAGGACCATTTAAGAGCTCGCCAGATGATCGCAGGGTTTAAATTAACCCCTAGAGCATCCATAAGAGCCCACGGGAGATTTTCATCTCCCGCACCAAGTGGCAGCGAGTAGCTGTACACGAGGGTAGCATTGAACTGGCGAACCAGGTAAGTGACCGAACGACCGTAAGACAGGCTCGGGCTAACGATAGCGTTAGTCGTAGGGCATGTCTCCGAGTCGTAAGAGTCAGGAAACTGATCACGTAACTCACGCTTGAAATGGTGAGTTTTACGTGTGTTCGCATCACGAGCGAGTTTTCGAAACTGCTCGCGATAGTCGGATAATGCTTTTTGAATAGAGCATATATCCTGCATCAGTGGCAGCAGGTTGAATTCTGCATTCAAGTACTGACCTGCCATAATACGACACGCACTTTGAAGAGGCGCATCCCGCACCGTATTCCACCAGTTTACGAACTGTCTATTATAGAACAGTCTCGTATTCTTAATGGGATACGTCCGGATGCGACGAATCAAGTTGCGCACCGTCACTGCTAAGTTTCGATAATCCTTAAGCTCGTAAATCGAGTTAAGGAGCGAAATGTTATTAGCAGGACGAATCCCGGGCGTCATCGCTTTGAGCGATGATTGCACGAGATCACTCCAACCCTCTATGCCGACACAATTAAATGTATTCGACAGAGGGAGCTCGGTGTGTAACACGGGAAGATCCTTTATTGGATCCGACCATGTGCCGTATTTCCCCTTAGGTCCAACACTAGACGTACCGGTGAGAAGCCACCCGCCGCCGTAAGACTCGTCCCATAACCATTGGGAAGAGTTACTTTTGGCGCCAACGGGTATCCACGTACCAAACGTGTGATCACTCGGGTTTCTCCATAGCTGAGACATTTCTGACTCAGATATGTGCTTTTTCAAGCAACGGTAGTGCTTACACGGATTAACCGTGCCAAGCCCAGGAACTACGTCTTCGAGCATCTCTCTAGCCGCCTCGTATTGAGGTAAGGCTATTGCGACACCCGGAGCCGAGTAAAACAACGCGCCATCCACTGAGGAGGCGAAGTTGGCATACCATGAAGTTCCAAGGTAGTATTTAGACTTAAGAGGACGCATAATCTATAGCAGAGTAGTGAAGTATTCACCAAAATGGTGTGCAACCAACAGGGTTGC